AAGTTATAATGGTTTAATTTCTAACTATGGCAGTTATGCCCTAAATAAACACGTTAAACAGACTTATAATGTAAATGGAAAAGAAAAGGTTACTGTCAATACGGATTTTATACCTGAAAATTATAACGCATTATTTACCGAGTTAATGTTAAGCGAATTTATTTATTTAGAAGAAAACGGAACAGTATTGCCAGTTAATTTAATGAAAAATACATTTGAAAAGAAAACTAAATTAATTAATAAGTTAATCCAATACTCTATGGATTTTGAATACAGCTTTAACCTTTTAAATGATATACTATAAATGGACATAGCTTTATATATTTCAGACGTAGCAGAAATAAATTACCAAAGATTAGATTTATTTAAAGATGAGGACATAAGTATAAATCTAACATCAAAAAATATATCGGATATATCGAAAGTATTTGCCGAATTTACTCAAGGGTTTTCCGTTCCTGCAACTCCTGCTAATAATGCTATATTTTCGCATTGGTATGATGCAACTGTAGACGGTTTATTCAATGCAAATAAAAGGGTTTTATCATATATTGAAATAAATACTTTGCCGTTTAAATATGGAGTTATTCAATTAGAAAGCTGCAAATTAAAAGGCGGTCAAATTTCAAGTTATGAATTAACCTTTTTTAATAAGGTAGTTAATTTATCGGATTCAATGGGCGATCTTGAGTTAAAAGATTTGGACTTAACAGCGTTTGACCATTCTTATAATGAAACCGATGTTACCGACGCTATGTATAGTGATTCGATTCATAATGGGGATATTTATTACCCTATGATTACAAGCACAAAAGATATTAATTATGGAGATGCTTCGGATAACGATATAATTGATTCGGGTAATACAATTAAATTTACTGATTTTAAACCTGCTATAAGATTAATAAGAATTATAGAAGCAATTGAAAACGATTTAAACGTGACTTTTTCACGTGATTTTTTTGGTCGTTCTGTTTTCCATAATCTTTTTTTATGGTTGCATAAAGATGCTAAAGAAGTAGACAACGCAGGGCAAAGAGTGCAAATAGATTTTACAACTAAAGGCAATTTAGAAGATATTAGCGGAATTACTGTAAATTTAGCCGATAACTTTTTAGTAACCGATGCAAATGTATTAACTTTTATAACTATAACACCTGCTGCAGGTTTTGAAAATGTACCTTATATTTTAGAGCGTGAATTAGATGGTCAGCCTTGGACTAAAATACCTGAAAAAAAAGGAACTACAGAGAGTGAATTTAGAACAGATAACGATACTAAACAACATACATTTTTTATAAATGTTACTCAAGCTTTTGAATTTGTTGCGACTTTAACGCTAATTACTAAAGGAACTTTTTTTTTAAAAACAGCGACATTCACAACTCAAATAGCAGCAGGTAATATTTCTATTTCAAACAATATGCCGACTTTAAAACTAAAGGACTTTTTCGGTAGTTTGATAAACCAATTTAATCTTATAATAGTTCCGACAAGTGCTAACGATTATTATATTGACACATTAGACAATTGGTATTCTAAAGGCGATACATTCGACATAACGCACTTAATAGATATTGACGACATCACAATTAAAAAACCTGATATTAAAAAGCTAATTGAGTTTAAATATAAAGAAGCAGGAGCTATTTTAGGTAAACAATATTTAGATACTAACGGAATTGGTTATGGAGATTTAAAAGCTAAATATGACGATATCGCTGGAAGTGATTTAAAAATAGAAAGCCAATTTGAAAACTTATTATTTGAAAGATTACAAGATGTTACAATAGTTCCAAGCGTTACAAGTAATTTGCATTTAGGTTCATCAATTGATTTAAAATTAGAGCCGTATAGCGGTAAGCCGTATATGTTTTATAAGAATGGATTAGTAACTTTAACCGATCCTATTTACATTGATGGAATTTCTTTAAGTAGCGTATTTCTAACAGCAACGGAAGACAATGCAGACTTTAACCAAATTACAAACAGTTTAAATTTCGGTGCTGAAGTATCGACATACTTTTTAACAATTGTTGAAAATTCATTATATAAGAACTTTTGGAAAACTTATGTGGATGACTTATACAATCCAAAAACAAGGGTATTAAATTTAAAATGTAAGTTGCCAATATCAATTTTAAGCCGACTATCTTTAAATGATAAATTGATAATCAATAAAAATAAATACAAAATATCTAATTTAAAAGTAAACTTAATAAATTCCGATGCAGACCTTGAAATATTTACTGATTATTCTTTGCCAGCTGACACTATTGCTAATGAAATTCCTTTAACAGTAGATCGTACAGATATAACCGTAGATGCTGATAATTTAACAGTTGACAGAATAAGCACTTACGATGCTTTATATTCGTTTATTACAAACGGAATAAGCCGAACAACTTATACAAGTACAAACGCTAAAGAATTTTTTGAAGTTAAAGTAAATGCTAATACAAATTGGTCGGTTGTTAAAATAGATACAGGCGATGGGGTTTCGTGGTTTAGTTGTGATAAAAATATTGGCGACAAATCTAATTACACTATGGTAACTGTAAACGCTAATGCAGGATCGACCAGATCGGGTACTTTACGTTATATTATAGGGGGAGTTAATTTTGACTTAATAATTACACAATGATAAAAGCGGTTTTAGAATTATTACAATTGCACGAGTGGTTAAATTGTAGCGAAAATATAGATATTGCAAAAGGTAAATACGAACTACCTAAAACATTTAAAAAAGCAACTAAAAAAATAAAAAGAGAATGGTCGAAAAGGTAGTTAATGTAAAAGTTGTAGACAACGTAGAAGCGACTACTAAAAATGTAGCTAATCTAAAAACACAATTAAGACAAGCGCAAAACGAGGTTAACGAATTAAGCGCAAAGTTTGGGGCGACTTCTAAAGAAGCAGTAGAAGCAGCAAAAAGAGCAGCCGATTTAAAAGACGCTATTGGAGATGCTAAAGCTTTAACCGATGCCTTTAATCCTGATGCAAAATTTAAAGCACTTACTTCAACTTTAGGCGGAGTTGCAGGTGGATTCGCAGCCGTTCAAGGTGCTGTAGGTTTATTAGGTTCAGAAAGTCAAAACGTTGAAAAAGCTATATTAAAAGTTCAGTCAGCAATGGCTATTTCTCAAGGGATTCAGTCAGTAGGAGAAAGTATAGATTCTTTTAAACAATTAGGCGCAACTATAAAAGATACTGCTATATTTCAAAAAGCATTAGCAGCAGCAACCGCAATACAAACTTTTGTAATGAATGGCGCAACTTTAGCAGCTAAAGCGTTTAGAGGTGCTTTAGTAGCTACTGGTATTGGTGCTTTAGTTGTTGGTATTGGTTTATTGATTGAAAACTTTGATAAATTAAAATCTATTATTTTCGGAGGTGCGAGTAATGCTGAAATTTTAAATAAAAAATTAAAAGAAACAATTTTTTTAAATGATGAGATAGTTTCTCAAAATGAAAGAAGTTTAAAATTATTAGAAGCGCAAGGAGCAAATGAAGAAAAACTTTTTGCTACTAAACAACAAAACCTAAATAGAGAAATAAATCTAATTTTAGGTAAAATGGATGCTATTGACGAGGTTTATAAAGCCGAATTGAAAGCAGGGGATATGACTAACGAAAGAAAAAAAGAGTTAGAAGACCAATACAACGAATTTAAAAAACAAGCAGCTGATAAAAGGACTGAATATGATATAAATAAAAATGCTCAAGTAGTTAAAGAGGTTAATGATTCTTTAAACGAACAAATTAAAAGAGAAGATGAGATACAAGCTTCTAAAGATAAAAAAGAAGAAATAGCAAAGGAGAAAAGAAAAAAAGCTGAAGAAGAAGCTAAAGAAAAAGCTAAAAAAGATGCTGAAGATTTAGCCAATGCAAAAAAGCAACAATTAGAAAATACTATTGCTTTAGAAAATGAGATAACACAAGCTATTGGAGATGCTCAAGACAAAAATGCTGAAGCTTTTATGTCGGCTCAAGAAGTAGAAGAAAGAGCGATAAATGATAAATATTTTAGACTTAAAGAATTAGCAATTCAGCAAGGTAAAGACATTAATGATATCGAAATTCAGCAAATGAATGAGATTAACGATGTTAGATTAGCATACCAAGCAACAAAAAAACAGCAAGATGATAAAATTAAAGAAGAAGATATTGCAAGAGAAAAAGCCGTTACAGATGCTAAAATAGATTTAGCTAAAAATACTTTGAATTTAGTAGCTGAAATAGCAGGAGAGGGAAGCGATATAGCTAAAGGAGTAGCAGTTGCACAAGCTACAATTTCAGGAATTGAAGGAACTCAAAATGCATTTACAACGGCAAGTAAATCTCCTATTACAACTTTATTTCCTGCATATCCTTTTATACAGGCTGGTTTGGCGGGTGCGTTTTCAGCTTTGCAAATTAGAAAAATAATGAGTACACCAAAATCAGGCGGAGGAGGTTCGGCAGTAGGAGGCGGAGGATCAGCACCAGCACCGCCACAATTTAACATAGTAGGGCAAAGCGGTACTAACCAATTAGCGCAAACAATAGCAGGACAACAAAATAAACCTATTGAAGCTTTTGTAGTAAGTTCAGCAGTTACAACAAGCCAAGCACTTGACAGAAATAGAGTAAAGACCGCTACTTTCGGTGGCTAAATTAAAAAACCCTCGTTAGTTATTAGCGAGGGTTTGTTTTTATACGTATATAAACGAGGTTTTGTTTTTAACAATTCCTTTTAATTGAGTTGCTAAAGTGCTTTTATGCATTTTTATAGATTTTCCAGCTTCTTCAATTCCTAAATAAAAAATTCCTGTTTGAATGTTTAATATTAATTTTTTTCTTGATTCACTCATGTTCTTTTTAGATTCTTCAGAATGTTTTTTACCTGTTGCATTAATTGACCTTTTTTTACGTTCTTCTTCTGTGTATGTTCTTTCACTCATTTTTTTACGATGTGATTCCGATTTATTTTTACCTTTTGAAGCAATTGACATTTTTAATTTACTTTCTTCAGTTCTTTTTTTTCCTTTTTGAGCTAAACTCATTTTTATTTTAGTTTCTTCTGAAAGTTTTCTTCCAGCTTGTGAATTACTCATTTTTTTTCTTGATTCTTCAGAATGTCTACCATTTCTATCGCTCGATTTAGTTAAAAAACAATTCAATCCATTTTTACCTGTTGCCATAAAAGCATCTTGATAATATCTTTCCTTATCATTTAGTTCATTAATATCACACTCGCATAATATTTCAAACTTATGTTTGTCAATACCATATTTTAAAAATGACCTATAAAGTATTGGTTGTACTTTACAATGCAATCCTTTGTAAGTATTAAATCTTTTTTCAATATCAATACTTTGACCTATATAAACTTTTTTTGTTGGACTTGTAATTTTGTATATTCCTATCATAATAAAATAAACAACCCTCTAATGAGTACCGCCAAGTAAACTCAAAAGAGGGTGTTAAATTAAACTTTAAATCTTGGCGGATTTCTAATACAAATATACAAAAAAAAATCGTTATTGATACCATTTGCATTAAACTAACGTTCTATTAAAAAACAATAGATAATGTTAGAAACTTATACAGTAATATTTAAGAAAGATGAAACGGAGGGGGTATTCGGAATATCATTAGTTGAATCTCCTGCGATGGAATCTAATTTTATTGCTTTGAGTAAAGAAGATAATTTAGTTCAGTTAAAAGCTATTGATAATGAAAAACGTATTTTGTTGGGAGCTGTTTTAGTACCTAATAAAAAAATATATAGAAACCAAAACGGCAAAGAGTTTAACATCGTTTTTCCTGCTGAAACTATTCGTTTGTCTATGGAAAACTTTTTTGAACAAGGTTATCAAAATGCTTCTACTTTAGAACACGATAACGAGCAAAAACTTAAGGACGTTACTTTTGTTGAATCTTGGATCAAAGAAGATGAGGTAAACGATAAGTCAGTTAAATACGGAATGAATGAACCAGTTGGAACTTGGTTCGCTTCTATGAAAGTAAATAACGACGAGATTTGGAACGATTTTGTAAAGACTGGCAAAGTAAAAGGATTCAGTATTGATGGATTCTTTGATTTAGAACGTATTAATTTAAAAACCGAGAATATGAATGTAGATTTAATTTTATCCGCTATAAAGGATGGTTTCGCCTCTCTAATTAAGAAAGAAGAAATTGTTTTAGGTAGCGTTATGACTCAAGACCAATCTTTAACGATTGACTTTGAGGGAGATACTTTAGCAGTAGGAATGCCGCTAACTATCCAAAATGAGAACGGAGATATTATGCCATTACCTGACGGTGAGTACATCCTTGAAAATGGTATGACTTTAACCGTTGCAGGTGGTTTAGTTTCTGAATTATCAGAGGCAAAAGCTGAAGAAGCTGAAGAAGAAATGGAAGCTCCTGCTGAATTGGAAGAAGTTAAGCCAAGCGGTGTGAAATCAGAAAAACACACGCAAGAAATTTTTTACCAATTAGCAAAAGAATTCGGTACTCAATTAGAAGCTATGAAAGCTGAATTGAAAGCTGATTTTACCGCAAAATTAGAAGAACAAAAAGAAATCGTTTCATTAACAAAAAACAAACCAGCTAAAGAAAAATCATTTGAAGAAATGACAGCTTTAGAAAAATTTAGACTAACAAAAAATAAATAAAAAATTATGGCAATTACTTACAATTCAGTTAACTACAGAGGGAAGGCAGCAGAGCCAATCGTAGAAGAATTATTATTTGAAAATAACACTATCGCAAAAGCGTTGGTAACATTTGAAGAAGATGTAAAAGCAGAAACTATCTTTACAGAAGCTACTGCTACTGCAACTTTGCAGGCTTACACTTCAGGAGTTCCAACTTCAGCGGGTTCACTTACTGCTTTTGATGTAGCGGTTACACCTACAAAAGTACAATTTTACCAAGAGTTTGATCCGAATACTTTGAGATTCTCACGTTTCAAAAGAGATATGAAGCCGGGTGCTTGGGAAATTATGTCAAGCGAATTTGAACAACTTGTTATCGGTGGTTTATACGCTAAACAAATTTCAAATGCTTTTGAAAATGAATTTTGGAATGGTGCTACTTCAGCAACTAAAACGGCTGTAGCTGCTTTAACTGCTGGAACTGCTAACACTTCAGTAGGTGCTGCTGAAAAAACTAAAGTTGCTGCTTTGACTACAAGTCAAGTGGATGGTATCTTGGTTAAAATGATTTATAACGATTCTAACGCTTCAGCTACTGCAGGAGTAGGAACTCGTATCAAAGTTGCAGGTACTACTTTAACTGCTTCTGTTTTAAAAGCTGAATTAGACAAAGTTTACGCTGCTATTCCTGCTGCTACTTTGAACGCTGCTGAAAAACCATCTTTGTACTTGCCACGTTCGGTAAAACAAATGATTGTACAAGCTAACAACGTAACAACTGATTATACTAAGCCATTTGATGCGGATGCAGCTTACGAAAACATTTACTTTAACGGTTTAAAATGTGAGTTCGTTCCACTTCCTGAAAACGTTGTTATCGCTGCTTTAAAATCACACCTTATTTGGGCTACTGATTTGGCTTCAGATGTTAATGTTATGCAGTTAGATAAAATCGCTCTTAATAGAGAAGATATGTTCTTGAAAAATAACATGACTTTAGCCGCTCACGTTGTTAATCAAAAATTCAACGTTCTTTACGTAGGATAGTTTAATAATTTAAAGGGAGCGTAAAACCTCCCTTTTTAATAAAATATATAAATATGGCTTGTGATATATTAAAAGGTCGGACTTTACCGTGTAAAGATTCGAGAACGGGAATTAGATTTGTAGATTTTGGACTTTATACAGGCGATACTTATACGGTATCCGCTCAAGAAATTGCTTCTTTACCTGCTGGATTAACAGAGGTTTTTCGTTATGAGGTTAAAGGTGCAGGAAATTCATTAATTGAAACTGCAACTGTAAATAACGATAATAGAACTATTGAAATCGTTCAGGCTTTAGCTTTAAATTTAGCTAAATTAGGCAAAGAAACTGAAGTGGAATTACAGTCTTTGTTATATGGTAGAGTTGTAGCGTTTATTCACGATTACAACGGAAATGTAAAAGCTGTAGGTATTGATTCAGGACTTGAAGCAACTACAGGAGTTATGAGTACAGAAGCGAGTGGTTATACTTTGGCTTTAGAAGCGAGAGATAATAACTTTGCTCCGTTTCTTTCAAGTGCAGCCAAAACAGCTTTATTAGCTTTAGTTTCGGCACAAGTAGTTACTGCATAATATTTTTTTCATAGTGTTTTTGTTTTAAAGCGTATCTTAATCGGTACGCTTTTTTATTTGATACCAAACCACTAAAAAAACGTTTAAT